TATTTAAAGTCTGCTAAGTTGTACGTAGAAGACGAAAAAAGTTTTTTGATTAATGACCCCCTTCCTATTTCAGGAAGGATAGATTTTATCATTGATTTTAAAGAAAAGAATTGGATAGTAGAATTAAAGACTATTAATGCTAGAGGATTTGATAAACTAAGAGGCCCTAAGCCAGAGCACATAATGCAAGTCCAGTGCTATTTGAATAGTACAGACTATGATGAAGCCTTCATTTTGTATGAGAATAAAGATAATCAAACTTGGAAAGAGTACAAAATACAGCGTGACGAGAAGTTATGGGATCAGATGGTAGTAATGTGCCAAGAGGTGATGTCTAAGGAACAATTACCTGATGACTGGAAATGCTCAGGTCCTCCATGGTGTGTATGTAAAGGAGTTGACAAATGAAAAAACGATGGAATGCAGTGGATGCTTTAGCTAAAGCTAAATCTTACATGGATACTTTAGAAATACCTGAGTTTATAACTGGGTTTGAGTCAGGCGATTACAAGGCGCCCACCTTTAAAGATTTGATTACTGCCACGCCCGATGAGATAGGTAAATACCTCATATACTTTGGGGCATACAGAGCCCTACTTGAGCAGCATGTGGCGGATTTAGAATCTCGTAAAGGGGCTATGACCGCACATTTTGATGAGATTTATAATGTAATGTCCTTTGAACTCTTAAGAGAGTATGACATGAAAGGCGAAAAACGCCCCACTAAGGAAGCTACTAGAGGGGAAATCTTCCTCAAGAATGACGATCTGGGCGATTTGCGACGAAATATTATAGAAATTGAAGCAATGTACCAACAGGCTTTAGGGCGTTTGAAGTTGTATTCTTCAGCAGTAGCAACTATATCTAGGGTAGTTACTGTACGAACTGGGGGCTTTGATGGCGACAGACGGGAAAGAAATTAATGCGTACACTAGGAATAGACACGTCAAGTAAAGCGATCCACATGGTACTCCTAGGAGAAGATGAGGAGGTGTTAGAGCAGATAAAATGTAGTAGCAAGAAAAAGTTAGCGGAAGATAGGTTTTACGAAATAGTTGATGAGTTTTACCGACAACTTAGTATAATATCTACAGATGCGGCGGGAATAGAGTCCGCTATATACATCCAAAACGCCAAAGCTACTATCGCTATTGCGTCCGTAGCAGCTACTTGTAAGTATGCACTCTATGGGTCAGGTATTCCATTCTCCGCTGTTGACAATAATACATGGAAAAAGAAGGTTATCGGTAAGGGCAATTCCAAGAAACCCGATATAATGGAATTTGCTGAAAAAAAATGGGGTAAGATTTTCCCTGAACAAGATTTTGCGGACGCAGCGTGTATAGCTTTATGGGCTAAGGAGATAGAATTAGATGACAATGCATAACCAACAGCGCTCAACCTTTTACCTAAATCGTGGGAACAAGCCACGAGAGAACACCAAGGAATATAAATCCACCCTTCCTGAAGGCATGACAGATGAAAATTTGAGAGAAGCTTACGGGAAAGTGGTCTGGTGTAAATTTAGTGCCTGTAAATATAATAGTAATATAGAAGGCGTACAACGAACTACTAGTGACATTACTAAGAACGAATCTTTTAAACCTATAAATGAACAGACCCATATTTGGGATGGCATTTGTACACGTAATGAAATAGCCTTAGACTTTACAATCATCACATCTAAAAATGTAAAACATAAAATACCCTCATGTTATGTAGCTTCCTCAGATTCTAGGACTAAAATGGATTGGGCTAAGTTGCTACAATCTGACGGGACTCCTTACGGTGGAAGCTTAGAGTCACAAAATCCTGAACACGCCGCATTCTCTACTGGCGGATGGGGAAGTTGGGACTCCCCTGATGACCAAGGGTCATACGACGGAGACGAACCACAGGCTCCCCTACAAAGCGGTGGAAGTGGGATGTTTGATGCCTAGACAAGCACCTTTAGAAGTACGTACCCACGCATTCAAATTGTATTCTCAAGGAATGACAGTTTCCAAAATTGTATCTGGGCTGGGCGAGAAGTTCCCGAGTGAACCGGTGTCAGCCCCAACCGTATACAGTTGGAAGCGTAGATACAACTGGGCAGAACGCAAGGATAACGTAGAGGAAAAGGCTTTAGCTAAGGTAGAGGAGTCTCAAGCTTCTCAGCTAGCTAAAGATGATATAGAGCAAAGAGAAATATATAATCGAATTACTAAAAAGGCTATTGATGAATTAGAAAATCTAACTTTTCAACGTCCGGGCGATGCCGTAAAAGCCGCTGATATAGGTATACAAGGTTCCAGAGGAATAGCCAGAGGGTTAGTAAACATTTCGTTTGTACAAGAAGTACTAGATATCTTAGCTGAAGAAATACATGATGAAGACACTCGTATGCGGCTATCCATTCGGCTAGGGGCGTTAATGCAGAAGACTCCGGATGGCAACTAATAAGAAAGATGTAACCTCTTACGAAGATGCTTTCGCACTTTTGTCCAGAGGACTGAAAGCTACATCTGCTATTAAGGTTGGTGGTATGTGGGACTTTGTAAGAGACATATGGTCTCTTAGTTTTGACCAGCCCAAATTATTTGATGCATGGCATGTAGGTAAAATGTGCGATGACGTGGAACGAGCTATAGACGAGAACCTAAACTATGTGAGTGTCGTACCCAGAACCCACTTTAAGTCTACCATTATCGGTCACGCCTTTCCTGTTTGGAGAGCCTTGAAGATGGGTAGAGATGTCAACTTCCTATATCTATCCTATAGTGACACAATGGCTAAGTACCATATTGGTGAACTTATAAAGGAAGTAGATCGCAACCCTGTCCTAAGTCAGTGGATGACTAATAAAAACACTAGTTCAGAATATACTTTTAGGTATGCTATTAATGGTGAGTACACAGTGGAAATTATTCGTGGGGGAGTGTTTTCTTTTAAACGTGGACTACACGTAAATGGTGGGATGATAGCAGACGACATCCTTAGAGACCCAGATTCAGGTTTGAACTTAGCTAACCTATCAAAAGTAGAAAACCAATTCCTTACCGAAGCTATTTTCATACCTAACCCCGGAGTTCCTACAGTTGTTGTAGGGACGCCACAGACACCCTCAGACCTGCTATCAGTACTGGAAAACGATGAACGGTTCTTCCAGCGACGTATGCCCGCCCTAGACCCAGAACCTGACCGTAGAGTCCTATTCCCTGAACGTTATTCGGAAGAAGATTTGCTTAAAATTCAACGTGCCAAACCCAAAGCGTTTGCCTCAGAATTTTTACTACAACCGGCGTTTAGTGACGAGGCATACTTTGATGCCACAGACATTCTGTCTTGTGAAGATGACAATCTAGAAAACCATCCACCCGGGGAGACCTTTTATAAAAAGCCGGGGTCTAGACTGTATGCTGGATGCGACGTGGGTAAAAAGCGTAACCCTAGTCATATTGTAATTTTTCAGGAATACAATGGGGTTATAACTCAAGTACACCAATCATGGCTTGATAACTGGGAATTTACTGCTCAAGTAAAATACTTGAATGATTTAGTGGACAATTTCGATTTAGACTATGCCTTTTACGATAACACTCGTGGGGAGTTAGAAGATAGGGGACTTAACAATAAGTGGTACCCCATGCACTTCTCTCTAAAGTCTAAAAATGAAATGGCACAAATATTTGAGGAATACGTGCATTCCGGTAACTTACGCCTGTTACGTGATGAACGTCAACGCTCACAGATACTTTCAGTAAATAACGAGCTAAAGGCTCCTGATACTATAGAAGGTCATGGAGACGCCTTTTTCTCTGTTGCAATGGCTCTAAGGGCAGTGTATGATAGTACATCTATGGGGTTTACTAACTTAGGAAATGTTCTGGACTGGATGGATGATATAGATGGTTCCAAACAGCCCACTACCCACGCTTTAGACGTGGCAGTAAATGACAAAGAAACTGATCTTTTCAAGGTTGTAGAACAGAGAAAGAATGAGTATAATGAAGGTATCCCCAAAGACATTACACGGTTATCAGCGCCCAATCCTGACTGTCAGGAAGACGCATGCGTCCCAACAATGTGGGTAAGAAATAACCGTTTGTGCTTACAATGTGGTTCACGAAAAGAAGAATGAAAG